ATCAATTGTATTATACGTTGCCTGGTCACTTATTTCAATACCAGATGGACAGGGAAACCAGATTGTTTTTAATTGGACATCACCAGATGATGTATCATAAGCCGTGAATTCAATACAAGGACGGTCCGCTTGTCCGCGCAATTCAAGTGGATACATAAGGCCTTCTGCTCCTGAGTCGTATCCACCTCTTAGTCCAAATCCAAGCTGATCAGTGATTGAACTAACTGCTCCGCTAATTTCGTTTCCTATTAATTTTGTTATTTTTCCAATCATATAAATACCTTTAGTAGTTATTTATAATAAAATCATGGCATACTCAGGGCGATATAGACCAAAGAACATAAAGAAATATGAGGGAGACCCATCAAACATAAAGTATCGATCTTTGTGGGAAAGACAGGCCTTTAAGTATTTAGATGCAAATCCATCAGTAATCGGATGGAACTCAGAAGAAGTTGTTGTACGTTATCGATGTAAGACAGATGGAAAAATGCATAGATACTTCACTGACTTGTTTATTCGTATGAAAGACGGCAAGTGCTTTTTAGTTGAAATCAAGCCTAAGAAGCAAACAGTGGCGCCAAAGCAGGGTGCAAGAAAAACAAAGAAGTATATAAAAGAAGTCATGACTTATGCTAAAAACATATCAAAGTGGGAAGCGGCTACTGAATTTGCTCATCGAAATGGTATGACATTTCAAATTTGGAATGAAGATACATTGAAATCACTTGGTATAAAACTACTCACATAGTTATAAATAGACTATATAATGGCAGTTTCATACATAGATAGATTACAGTCCCAAGCATATAAAGCTGGAGTTGAAAAGAATACTGAAAGATCTTTAAGTTGGTTTAAACGCCAACTAATAGGAATGAAGTCATTCAATAGACAAAACCTTTTAAGGGATGATAATCTTAAGACTCGTAGTCGTCCATTGCCTGGTCGCATGTTTATGTACTTCTATGATCCAAAACATAAAAAGACATTGCCCTATTATGATAGGTTCCCTCTTATTTTTATGGTAGAAAAAGCAAAGGGAGGTTTTTATGGTCTTAACCTACACTATTTGCCTCACAAACAGCGAGCCCTTTTCTTTGATAGGCTTACAGACTATTCTACAAATAAAAAATACGATTTAAGTACTCGCCTAAGATTATCTTATAATCTTTTGAAAGGTGCTTCTAAATTAAAGATGTTTGGTCCGTGTTTTAAGCACTATTTAAGTGAGCACGTAAGATCTCAAATGGTTGAGGTACCAGCCAGCGAATGGGAAACTGTTTTGTTTATGCCAACCGAAAACTTTAAGAAAAAGAATAAGAACCAAGTTTGGTCCGATTCACGTAAAACGATATGAGCTTCTTAGATAAATTAAAAAGTACTGTTAGTCCTACAACAATTGATGATTTTAAATCCACGATTGGTAAACATGCTGGATTAGCTCGTACAAATAGATTCTTAATCTATATGCGGCCGCCGTCGCAGTCTATTCTTAATATAGATATTCAAAACATAGCAATCACCGCACTATCGGGTGACTTTAAAGCATCTTCTCTTTTTAACGATCCAAGAGATATTGCTTTACTTTGCAATCGTTGTTCTTTACCTGGCCGACAAATACAAACATTAGACAATCCTCATTTAGGATTTAAAAATAGCATTAAACATCCTACAGGCTATTTTAATGAAGATATCGAATTTGAATTTCACTTAACAAACGATTATTATATGAAAAAAATGTTTGATAAGTGGATGGGTTTAGTCATTAATCAAGAAACCTACTGTAAGAACTATGATAGCGTCTATACTTCAGACATAACGATTCAGCAATTAAATCAAGACAATACACCTATTTATGGTGTTGAGCTATTTAATGCCTTTCCTATTACTATGAATGCAATAGAGCTGAGCAATGAAGGCGGTGACTCTACACAAAAACTAAGCATAGGGTTTACCTATGAAGACTTTAAACCATCAGGTGGAATATCCTCAACCTTCGGTGGTATCAAAAACGCGATTGGAGGATTGTTTAATTAAAAGAGTATTAAATTATTATGAATACATTACCAAAACTAGATACACCAACATACACAACTGTTCTACCTTCTACAGGTGAGAGCATTGAGTACCGTCCTTTTCTTGTAAAAGAAGAAAAGATCCTTATGATTGCGCAAGAGTCGAATGACAATGCTGCAATGATTAAAGCACTTAAAAACATCATCAGGTCATGTACAGAAGGACAAGTTGATCCAAGTAAATGTACAGTATACGACATTGAATTTTTGTTTTTACAGTTTAGAGCTAAGAGTGTTGGAGAAACAGCTCCAATTCGTTTAAAGTGCGAAGAGTGTGGCGAATTTACAGAAGTAGAGATTGACTTGTCAGAAGTTAAAGTTCAGTATCCTGAAAATAAGCCAGAAAATAATATCAAGCTTACTGATAAAGTAGGTATTAAACTAAAAGAAGTGTCTGTAGATGAAGTAGAAACACTATCCGGCAAGACTACCTCAAAAAACTTTAATAAGGCTATTGCGGCGGTTATTGACGTAATCTATGATGATGATAACGTATATAACGTAAAGGAAACAAGCGCTAAAGAAGTTTCTGAATTTATTGATACTTTAAACCACCATCACCTCGAAAAGATCCAAAACTTTATCGAAAACCAACCAATGCTTAAACACATTGTTAAATTTAAGTGCGAAAAGTGTGGTCATGAAAATGAAGTAGAATTGGTTGGACTACAAAGTTTTTTTACTTAGGCCTTTCTCATGATTCTTTACAAAATCACTATCAAACCAACTTTTCTATGGTTCAACACCATAAATATAGTCTAACAGAACTTGATAATATGATTCCTTGGGAAAGGCAAATTTATGTATCACTCTTATCACAATTTATAGAAGAAGAAAACGAACGATTAAGAAAACAAAATGGCTAACCAAATTCCATCAGATCCCGCTAATCAAAAAATTGCAGACTTGACACAAGACCAACTTAATGTTAGTCGCGGTCAATTCGCCAAGATCAATGCAAGCAATGAAGCATTAGGCGCGGTTATTATGGAGCTTGCCGCAGCGCAGTCGCAGCAAGAGGATCTTGAAGAAAAGGCAGTTAAACGTGAAAAATACTATCGTCGTAAAGATTTCATCTTTGACCAAATATCCGCGCGTTTCCAAAGAGTAGCTGCTAAAAAGGCATCGATACAATCTGAAAATCAGTTTAATAAAGATTTAATCGAACAAGAAGCTCAAGTAAATGCTGCTTTTTCTATTGAAAAGTCGAGTGCTATAACAGCCACTACTGTAGGATTCATGAGTAAAGATATCTCGAGGTTATCTGACTTTATGATGGGCAATAAACTCGCTGATGAAGAAAATCGTAGAGAAATGCTTGATGCTCTTAAGGAAAATAGAACTAATCGTAGAGATTTTAAAGAGAAAAGATATCAGGGTTTCTTTAAAACCTTAGCCAAAATCGTAATTGGTGTACCACTCTTTTTAGTGGGTTTCTTTCAAGGATATTTTGAGTCACTGTCTAAATCGTTTAGGATAGTTGGTAAGTTTATAGATAAAAAAGCCTTTGACGGTTTTTTTGGTAAGACGAGTGACGCGATAAAAACCTCATTTAGTGATTTAGGTACTAACATTAAAACTAAGATTGGAGATTTCTTTAAACGATTTGGTAAAAAGACTGGAATATCTGGTGCTCTTGAAAAAATTAAAACCTTTTTTACAGATGTGTCTAAGTTTTTTAAGAGACTTATAGGCCCTCGTAAAATAAAAGCAGCAGTAGATGCAGTTAAGTTTGTTATTGGCAAAGTAACAGGGTTTTTCAACCTGATAAAAACTAAAATTACAGGTAGTTCGCAGTTTGAACGCTTTGTGAAGTTTGCAAAGTGGGCTAAAAACCTTGGCAAATTGTTTGGAAAGTTATTCTTTCCTATTAAAGTAATTATGGGTGTATTTTCCTTTGTGTCAGGATTTATGAAAGGATACAAAGAAGGTGGAATTATGGAAGGTATTAAACAAGGTTTGATTAGTC